TTATTCAAGGTCAACAGCGCAAGAAATGGCTAATAAGTTTACTAAACAATTCAGACAATACTATACTATAGTAAGAGGTAATACCCTTAAAGATGATTGGAAAATAACTAATGCCTTTGATCCAAGAATAAGTAAAGAAACTAGAGATAGGCTGTTAAAAAGGATGTTACCATGAATGATATGACTGGAACTAATAAACAAAAGATACAGCGTCAATTAGCTTGGGCTGCTAGACTCGCAAGCAATAGGCAGCCGACTATTAGTCAGTACGCTCAAAGTGAGTTAATTGAGTTAATCATAACTGAATATCCTGATATAGATAGATATAGAATAGTATCTTATATACAGACAATACAAGCAGCTCAACAGGATATAGATAATCTCAAAATGAGTCAGTTAATCGATATTCATAAAGGAGGAGGTATCTAATGGACAGCAGACTTAAGCTATTATCTCATTCATCCCGCTGTCTACTTCATACATGCCCACGGAAGTACCAGCTAACTAAAGTCTATCCAGAAGCTAAGCGAGATGCAACAGTTCATACGGAATACGGCAAGGCTTTCGGTGAGGGTATTCAAGCTATATTAACTGGAGCTAGCTATGAAGAGGCTATACTACGAGCAGTCATGAATTGGAATATTGACTTATCTGAGGAACTTCCTAATAAATCAATCTGGTTAGTGATAACTGCTATTCAGCGATTCAAACTATTACAAGCTAATTTCTCACTAGGAGACTATGAAGTAGCTAGATTCTTAACTGATAAAGAAGAAGAGCGGTTCGCTACTGAGCTTTCCTTCTGTATAGTTATCCCAGGTAAAGAAGGTAACTATTACGAGCGAGGTTATATAGATGTAGTTCTTAGGCATAAGATAACAGGCTCTCTCCTAGTAGTTGATGTAAAGACAAGCGGAGCTAATTATACTAACGAAGCGAAATATAAGAACAGCGGGCAGGGTATTGGATACTCAGTTATAATAGATAAGATAGCCCCTAACGTTAATCAATTCGATGTAATGTATTTTGAGTACCTAACTAGCTCTAAGAAATATACTGAACATGTATTCGTAGTAGGTGTAGTGCAGCGAGCTAATTGGATAAGGAACTTACTATTAGATATAGCAGCTATGGAGAGATATGATGAGTACGAAGATTGGCCTATGTATGGAGAGAGTTGTGCTAGTTTCGGAAGTGCTTGCCAGTTTATAGATTGCTGCACTATGAGTACATCAGCACTTACTCTAGGTAGATATTGTACTGATGATGCGCTTGAGTATGACGGTAGGAAGGACTTGAAGAGAGATAAGGAATTTAAGAAAACAGAGTATGATTTTGTTATTAAGTTGGAAGATTTAATAGCGAATCAATTGGATAGATGATGATAGTTTAGAAAAAGAAAGGAGTAACCAAGATGGCAAGTTTGAAAACTGAAGTAGTTACAACTTATAATATAGAACTTACTGAACAGGAGTATATTGATCTATTGCAGTGTATACTGAACTCTAGTACAGCATTACCGACAGATGTACTAAATGTAATTAAAGGTAGAAATAATATAGATAAGTGTAAACCAAAAGAGGATACACAAGATGGCAAAACTAAGTAAGTTCATAGGAACAGATGGGGCACGAATACAAGCGCCACAGCATATTTGCCTATATGGCCCGCCAAAAGCAGGTAAGACTCAGTTAATAGGTGAGTTAGCTAATGAAGGGTTTAATCTTATCTATTTCGATCTTGAGAATGGTAAGAGTACACTCCTTAAGGAAGGGCTACTAACTCCAGAAGCTTTAGAGCGGATAACTTATATCGGAGTGAAAGATACTAAGGATGCTCCATTAGCTCTAGTAACTCTTGATAAGATAATCAGGGGAGGTAATTTTAATATATGTGATGAACACGGTAGGGTAGATTGTCCGAACTGTAAAGCCTCCAGCGCTGAGTTCACTATAATTAATATACCTACTAAGTTCACTGAGGAGGCGGAGAATACTATAGTCATCATTGACTCTTTCACTCAACTTAGTATGAGTGTGATTAATACAGTGATAGCGGGTAAATCTATTGACTACCAAGAGACATTACATGACTTTCGTAATCAAGGGAATTATCTGAACAGGGTATTCAGCTATCTCCAGCAAGCTCCATTCCACTGCATAGGTACAGCTCATGAGATAGAGGCAGAAAGAGAGGATGGCTCAATGAGGATAGTACCATCTATAGGTAGTAGGAATTACGCTATTACAGCAGCTAAGTTCTTCGATCACATAGTCTATATGGATAAGACTAATGGTAAGCATAAGGGATACTCTAGTACAGGGTATTCGAATGTAGTATTAACCGGCTCTAGATTAGGTGTGGAGATAGAGAAGTTAGATAAACCTAACCTAGCAGCTATAATCAGAGGGGAGGTAGTTAAGAGTGGAGGCTCTAGTGGGGTATCTGGAGCAAGTGAACAAGCTAAAGCTACACTAGGTGGGCTTGGTAAGAAATTAACTTTAGGAGGTAAGTGATATGAGTAGCAGTAATATACAAGACACTCTGGCTAAACGAGGTACTAGATACGGTGAGTTTAAATCTCATGCTAATATAACTCAATGTTTAAAAAGGGTGATGACAGGATACTCTACTAAGGGAATCACTAACTGGAATTCCCTTAGTGACTCACAAAAAGAATCACTTGAGATGATAGCTCATAAGATAGGTAGAATTCTTAATGGTGACCCAAACTATATAGATTCCTGGGTAGATATAGTAGGCTATGCACAATTAGTAGTGAATGAGCTAACAGAAGAAGAGAGGAGGATTAATAATGACTTAAGTAACGAAGCAGTTAAACCTTAAGTAGTAACAATTAAACACATTAAACACATTAAACAATAGAGAGATAATATCATGGCAACTGAAATTTTAAATGACGATCAAATCCTTGACTTCGACCTGGACTCACTCGAAGATTTACCCGAGTTCTATAACTTACCTGCGGGATCTTACTTAGTAGATGGTGTAAGTATGCACCAAGAAATGCACGAGACTTTTGGTACTCAAGTAGCTATTAAGGTTAAGATAGTTAATACTATGGAACTCTTACACCCTGAGACTGATACTCCTCCAACTGAGGGGCTGGAAGTTCAGTGGAAGTTTGGTCTGGAGGTACTTAAGAAAGACGGATCAGTTAATGAGATTGGTACTAAGTTCTCCCAAGGGCAAATCAAGATGATTACATCCATCTGTAAGCAAGCTTATGGTACTGCTACATTCAAGGAGGCAGCAACTAAGTTTCCCGGAACTCGCTTTGGTTTGGTAACTGGACTAAGGAAATATAAGGATAAGGACGGTAACGAACGTTTTCAATCTGAGTTAAAGCAAGCGGCTATTATGGAATAGTCTTTTAAAGTCTGCACCCTGGGTAACTAGGGTGCTTTCTTTAAGTGATTAATCCTTAACCTGACAGTACCGCCAGGCACGTCGTAAGTAATAGCAACCAGGAGATATACCATGAAACATACGTTAAAAGTAATATATAAACCTGTTATGGAATTAAAAGATAGCTTAGGTTTAGATATTAGAGAACTAAAAAATCCTGATGAGAGGTATGTTCTAATTAGTGATGAAAAAGAAAAAAATAATGATTTTAGCTTAGTTATGCCTGAAAGAGAGTTTAAGGGTTTACCTAATGATTACTGTATACTAGTAGAAAAGAGCTGTGATTTTACTGAAGGGCGGGGGTCTATGATTATTCACAGACTTTTTAAATCTATTACACAAGCTTTTAACTACGTTAGCCAGCAAACAGGAATTTACGGTAGTTCTCAGTATCACTATATCCGAGCAGGTATTAATATTAATGGTCAAACTTATATCTATAATAGTTTTAACGGCTATGACATAAGTTTAATGCAAATAGAGGAGATAACAAATGAACAGAGGGTTAGCAGTAACCAAACAAAGGAAAGCTTTTCTTGATATGATAGCCTTTAGTGAAGGTACAAGTACTATCAAAGGAAGCGATAATGGGTATAATGTTCTAGTAGGAGGGGAATTATTTGATAATAAGTACATAGATCATCCGAATATTCTAGTAGTCCTTAATCCGAAAGCAGTTAAGCCTCTTAAATCTACAGCGGCAGGTAGGTATCAGATATTACATCGTTATTGGACAAGCTATAAACTTACATTAGGTCTTAAGGACTTCAGTCCAGCTAATCAAGATCAAGTTGCTTTAACTATGATTAAAGAACAAGAAGCTTTGCTTAATATAGACCGGTGCCAAATAATAACTGCTATAAATAAATGCGCTAATATCTGGGCATCATTTCCTGGAGCTGGTTATGGTCAACATGAGCAGAAACGAGATAAGTTATTAGAGGCTTTTAGACAAGCTGGAGGAGTTATTAAGTGATATGAACATTTTATTCCTTGGTACAAATGAGGATAACCCTTATCTATTCAAACTGCGAGAAGCTATCGGAGCTGGGCATAAGACTAGGGTTAACTTAATTCAAGTTCAGATGCTTTCAGAAGTTACTATGATATGTAAGCAATATGGGATTGACTCAGTCATTACTACACAAAAGAGTCTTATGCCTCGCTTAGCTAGTACAGCCTCCTCTAAAGAACAGACTATAGATAACTATGCAGGGAGCT